TAGTGAGGAGGACCTTAAAAAGCAACTTACTATCAGATCAATCAATTGAAGTGATTAAATTAGTTAATGAGTTAAATTAATCCTTACATTTGCACAATAACTTTTTTTGTTTTAATTTTGTTTTATTATGGGAGCACCTATTGGAAATAAATATAACGAAATTTGGGATTTAGAAACTACTGAACAATTCTTTAACGACGTTGTTAAATGGATTGAAGACAACCCTAAATGTCGTTCAATTTCAGAAGCGGTAGTTGAATTAGGTCAATACGAGGAGTTAATAAGCTACTTAACTAACAAACATTCAAGTAAAGACTTTAAATCAATAAAAAGAGCAAAGGATATTGTTAAGAATAGATTAGTTACACAAGGACTTGACGGAGATGCAAATCCAACTATGGCAATCTTTATTTTAAAGAATAACCATAACATGACCGATAAGCAACAAACAGATGTTACCACCAACGGCAAAGATATAAATTCAATTCCGCCAACTATTACTTTTACAGAGCCTAACAACGATGGCGAATGAAATCGAAATACATCCAAAATATAGACCTCTTTATGAGTTACTACAAGGAAAACACCCAGAAGTAGATACTGTTATAATTACTGGAGGACGTTATTCTGCAAAATCATTTAATATTGGGCTATGGGCGGTTATTGCTCTAGTCCAATATGCTTTTTCGGTACTATTCACACGTTATACAAATGTTTCAATTGTTGATTCAATCAAACCGAACGTTGACGATAAAATTGATTTATTGAAATACAATCAGTATGTTAACAATATTAATACACATATTGAAAGAGGTAAAGAACGTATTGCTTTCAAAGGAATTAAAACAGGTTCTTATCAACAAACCGCAAACCTTAAATCATTGGAGGGATTTAACGTGTTTGTTGTTGACGAAGCAGACGAAATGCCTGACTACGATACATTCGAGAAAGTGTTTTTGTCAATCCGTTCACTTGAAAAAAGAAACATTACAATATTATCACTTAATCCAAGTAGTGTGCAACATTGGATATTTAAAAGTTTCTACAAAAAACACAATCTAAGAGGTGGCGAAAACACAATAGTTGATAATGTAATGTATATTCATACTTGTTACCTAGATTTAGCCAAAAAACATGTTCCACAAAACATTAGAAGCTACTACGAAAAATTAAAAGCTAGTAATTTAAAGAAATACAATCACGTTGTTTTAGGTCAATGGGTATCAGAAGTTGAGGGGCAAGTACATAAAGACTTTAAACAAATCGATTATAACGAATTTTTAGCAGTCGATTCATTAACGCATTCATCAATCGACTTTGGAACACATGACCCTTTTGCGTTTGTTGATTGGAAGTTTGTAAAAAAAGGCGAAAATGATTATCATTTGTATTTTCATGAAAGATGGTACAAATCAGAAAATGAAACGGTCGAAGCGATGCCAGACGATATTAGAGATAACTACAAACGTGAAGATGGTGGCGTTTTGCTTTATATTGTTAATCAAGTTCAACTACCCAAGACAAGATTAGCGATTTGTGATACTGGCGGAAGTACCAATGATTTCAAAGCCAATAATTTCAAAATCGGAATACTTCAACAAGCTGGATTTAATGCCGTGCCAGCTTTTAAGTGGAGCGGTTCGATTCACTTTGGTAATGAACTACTAAAGAATATTAATGTTTACTATACCAATACTAGTGAAAACATAGATTTCGAGGTTCACAATTACACACTTGACAGCGATAGAGAGGGATTTATAGATGGAAAATATATTGATAAAAACAACCATTTAATCGATGCTATGAAAAATGTTGCTAATCATTTGTATAAAATTGGACTAATAAAGTTTGAAATATAAATTAATTTATTACTTTTGTTAAAAATTTTGTATCTAAATGGGTTTATTTAGCTTTTTGTCAAATAGAAACAAACCGTTATCAGTTGAACGAGATAGTAGCGGCAACTTCTTTTATACTATGTTTTCTTCAAAAGCTAGTTTTAAAGAATATAATAAACTCGAAGCATATAAAACCACTTACGCACTTAACACCGTTATCGGAATTATTAAAGATACTGCTAAACTAGCAAACTTTAATCTTTACCAAAACGGAAAACTAGAAACAACTAACTATCTTTACCAATTAAAACCAAAACCGAACCCTTATCAAACGTGGACAGATTTTATTGAGGAGTATGTGGTTTGGTATTTGTTAGGGACTGCTTACTACTACAAACAATCAGGAACAGACCGAACTACTCAAAATGAATACTGGTTAAATCCTGATAATTTCGATAATGAAACCAAAAAACTGTTACATAAATTTGGTAAAAAAATAACATCTGCATCAAAGAATGAATTAATAAAAGATAATCGTAATCACATAGTAAAATATCAATTCAATGATAAAGATACTATACAAATTTCGTTAAAAGATATTATTCCAATACATTCGCAACCAGCATTAGAAAATTGGTATAGTTGCAATAGTAATATTGACGCACTTGTAAAGGTTATTAATAATTCAGAGAGCGCACTTGATTCAAAGAATATTAATTTACATTTCACGCAAAAGTATTTAGTGTTCCAAAAGGATGGCAAAGATGATATGAGCGGTCAAATTACTGGATTAACCAAAACCGAACGTGACGACATTAAAAACAAAGTAATGTCAAATGAAAAGGTTATAGTATCTGGAAAATCAAATGTAGAGTTAAAACGATTTATCGATAACTTAAAAGTTCTTGGTTTTGATGAAAGTTTCTTAAACGATTATTTGTTAGTCGGTATTAGTTTTGGCGTACCTTTAGAAATATTAGGCGACTTTTTACGTGGCAAAGGTTTAACTAGTCAAGGCGATGCAAAAGAAAAAGCAATGGTACAGTTTGTTGATATGTGCTTAATGCCAATACTGCAAAAGTTAACAGATGTTTTAGAGTTGGTACAAGAAAAAAACCAAGAAGTAAAAGCAGAGTTTACGCATCTTTGGTTTATGAAAATTGTTCTTAAACAAAAAGAGGAGCAACGCAAACTAGAGCTAGAGAATTTAAAACTTGCACAAGAGTTAGGAATCGATATAACACAAGCTAAAAATAATGTTTATGGAAGTTAAGACTAAATATAATATAGCTCAAGTTGTATATTTTTTATTAGATAAAGAGCAGAATCCAATGATTGTTGTTTCTATTTGGATTAGAAGCCAAAATAATTTACAATATGAGTGTAGAGATACGGCAGGAAATTGCAAATATTTTAATGAGTTTGAGTTGACAAACACTGAAAATATTTTAACTAAAATAAAATAATTATGGAAGCTAAAGAGATTGACAAAATAATTCAAGACAAATCCATATCGGAAAAAATGCGTAAGGATTTAATAAAGAAAAGAGATATACTAACCAATAATAAAACGGTTAAAAAATGATACATTGCAAAGAACTAAATAAAGATTTTAATAGCAAAGAGGAATTATTCAAAGCGTTAGTAGAGAATGAATCAGTTATTATCGATGCTAAAAAATCAGAGGTTTACAAGTCTTTTGAAAAAGGGTTGCAAATCGTAAATAATCAAGCTCAAATAGAAAAAGCCTTTGAGGATGCTGAAAAGGGTATTAAATTTGATAAAGATTATTATTACTTTGTTGTTAATTCCGCAAACTATTTAGATTCTCACAAAGACGTACATTTAAACGGTAACTGGAATAAATCAGTAAAAGACCAACAAGGTAAGGTTTATTTAATTTGGCATCACGATTTTAGTAAAGCAGAAAATATAATCGCTTTTCCTGAAGACGTTGAAATGTTTACTGCAAAACTGGCGTGGTCATTATTAGGAAAATCATACGAGGGAGAAACTTATTGTTTAGTTTACAAAGTTGCAAAAGATAAAATTCAAAATAAAACTATTAAAGAATGGTTAGAATTAGGCAAAAAATTACAGTTATCAGTAAGAATGCAATATATAAAAATAGTAACTGCTTTCAAATCTGACAACCCTGATTATATAGAACAAAATAAAAACTATAACGATATACATCCATTAATTGTTAATAAAGATGAATATGAAGAAGAAATAGTTTATTTTTGGGGTGTAAAAGAAGCTAAAAATGTAATGGAATCTAGCATTTTACCTTTTGGTAGCAATTCCGCAACATCAGAAGTAAGTACAAGTAACGAGAGTAAAGAGGAGCAGTCATTAGGCACTCCAACAGAAATAAAAGAAACCGAGCAGTTGCAAGACACTCAAACAGAAGAAGAAAAAAAACGAATACTAATTTTTTAAATTATCAAAAATGAAATTTGAATTTAAAACACAATCACAACTTGCTGAAATGACAGAAGAGCAAGTTTCAAAGTATCAAGCCGATTTAGAATCTGCTAGAACTGAACAAACAAAGTCCTTGATTGACGAGGCTTTAAAAGGTACAGCAACATCAGAGCAAATCAAAACGTTAGAAGAAATGATTAACGAGTTGAAAGATGCTAATGTTGGTGGAGCTGACAACAAAAAAACTTTTACAGAAGAAGTAAAAGAAAATAAAATAGCTATCATTGACTTAGTTAAAGGAAACAACTCGAAAGAAGTTGTTATAAAAGCCGATACAGTTAGAGCTTCTATTACAAGTTCGGCAAGTCAAAACAAACTAACTTCAATAGGTCAATTAGGCGTTAAATTACGTGGTCTTTATGATATATTTAGAAAAGTAAATTTAGGAAACGGAGACGATGCTGGAAAAGTAGTTTACCATGATTGGGATGAATCAACAACTGTTAGAGCGTCTGCAATGGTTGCTGAGGGTGGAACTTTTCCTGAATCAACAGCTAAATTTGCTAAATATTCTCTTGACCTTAAAAAAATCGGAGATACATTACCAGTATCAGAAGAATTTGGAGAAGATGAAGCTAGTGCCGCTGCGGAACTTGAAATGTTTGTAGAAACAAATGTTGAAAGCAAAGTTGATGAACAAATTGCATTAGGTACTGGGGTTGGAGAAAATCTTTTAGGCTTAGTTGCAACTGTACCAGCTTATACGCCAGTAGCAAGCGGAATATCAGACGCTAACATTTACGACCTTGTTAAGAAAGTAAGAACCGATATTGTTTTTAACAGAGGTTCAAAATATCGCCCTGACTTTGTCGCTATGAATGCAAATGTTATAGATAGCTTACAATTGAAAAAAGATGCTAATGACAACTACATATTCCCTGACAAAACAAACATTGGAAGTATGGTAATTGTTGAAGACAACAATTTGGCAGATAATACTTTAATTGTTGGAGATTCTCGTTATGGTACAATTTACGAAAAAGGAGGGTTAACACTCTCAAGAGTTTTTGTTAATGCACAAGCTATTGAAGATATGGTTACAATTAAAGCTAGAAAACGTATGTTATTCCTAGTTAGAAACGTTGATAAAACAGGTTTCAGAAAAGTAACAAATGTAACAACAGCTTTAGCAACATTAGCAACAGCACCTTAATTTTTTAAGTTATGAGTAAAAAAGTAGAAATAACGTTCATTTCAGATTTTGAAAACAATAAAAAGGGTCAAACTCAAGAGTTTAGCCGTGATATTGCTTCAATATTTGTAAACGAATTAAAAGTTGCTCAGTACGGAAAAATAGAAAAAAAACCGAAAACCGAAAAATAACACCAAATGTACTTAATCAACAAAATATATTTTAGAAATAAGTTAGAGTTAACAGGACTTAACAATTCTCAAGCAGGAACTGATGAGAAACTAACTGACTATATTAATATTTATGTTGTTGATTTTTTACAAAAGTTGTTTGGTTCAGAGGATTTTGAAGAACTAAATACCAACATTGAAGAGGGCGTATTAAAAGAAAGTGCGCCCCAACGTTGGTTAGATTTTGTCAATGGTAAAACATACGACATAAACGGAAAAAATTACGTTTGGAAGGGATTGCTATACAAAAATGGAAGTGTTGATTTATCAATACTAACAAATGTAGTGTTTTGTCAAATATTCGCAGATTTAGAAACGAATAACGGTAGAATAAGCATCGATGTTAAAAGTGCTGTTAAAACAATTCCTAGAAGTCATTTTATTGGCGTTTGGAATGAAATTGCAGAGCAGTTTAATATATGTGATGGATTAGCACAACCAAAAGTAAGTTATATTCACGGTGTGCCGTTTTTTGACTACTTTGGAAGCGATAAAAATAACAATTACGTTACTTTGTCGCAGTATTTAACCGATTTTAAAGATGTTTACACTAACGTTAATTTGAATTTAGGTTACGAGGTTCAAAATAGATTTGACTTATGAAAATAGCAAATGCTTTAAAAACAGCTTTCAAAGGGTTACGAATAGCTTACGCAGAATATAAGCTAGATATGACCGTAAAAGGAAACGTTGATAAAGAGGTATTTTTTCATTTTGGCACACAGTTAGAGTTTAGCCGTTGGGTTGCTAACAGAGGACAAAAAGAAAAATACCCGCTAATTTGGTATGTTAAAGATACTTACGAAGAGCCTGACGAATGCGGTTATATTGAGGGTAATGCTAAAATAATACTCTTTACATCAACTAAAAAAGATTACTATAACGACCAAAGAATATTAGTAAATTATAATGAAATACTACACCCTTTGGCTAAAAAAGTAATAGATATTATTAAATATAACCAGTTTATTCAACCTATGAATAAAAGTTTTCAAGTTGACGATATAGAGTGTTACGCTGGAGAAAGACAAGATTTTAACACTAACAAAACACAAAATGTAGCTTTAGACTATTTAGATGCTAAGGTTATACAAAATAAATTAAGAGTTTACGAAAATAAATGTAACTAAAAAAAACAATAAAAAATGG